TTTCTCCATTTGACAAAAATCTCCTTATTAAAATGACTGGTCACCGAAGTGATGGAGACCAGTCGGAGAAGTTCTTCATCATTAGGAACTTTATAAAATCTTACCCCATCTATCGTTTCTCTTTCAAGACGAGGAAGTTCAATATCAACATGAGTAAACATTAAAAACCTGCTTCAATTTTTGCTGTAATGTATTCTTTGACAAGACCAGAACGAACAATATCATCAATTCCAAATTCAATTATATCAAACGAAGGCATTTTACGCAAGACATTCATAAAATCAATGATGCCATTTCTTTCATTTGATTTGGTCAAATCTGACTGACGAGCATCTCCACAAAAACAAATTCTTGTATTTTCTCCAACACGAGTAATAATAGAATCCAATTCGTGAAAATTTAAGTTCTGAAATTCATCAACAATAATAATAGCATTATCAAGTGTTGTACCACGCAAAAAAGATGTACTCCAAAACTTGATTGTTTCTTGTGCCTTTAAGTTACCATAAAGCATCTCAAAGTCGGCATCACTCGGCATTTGGAACATATACTTCACCATATTCTTATAAGGAATCTGGTAAATGTCTGCCTTATCTTCATGGGAACCAGGCAAGAAACCAATCTCTCTGGTTGCTACAAGAGACCTGACAAGGTAGATTCTTTCGTAAGGTGTTCTTTCATCTAATACGTCACGAAGAGCATTGTAGAGGGTAATAAAAGTTTTTCCAGTACCAGCACACCCATAAGCAATGAGATGTTTATCATTATCATAAGAATCAAATAATCTTTTTTGATTCTCTGTCAATGGATCAATGTCAATAAGATATTCCGAACTTAAAGGTTTTTTCCTCTTCATCTGCTTTGCCGTGAGTCCAACCCCGATGGGTTGCTCTACAGATCCTCTTTTTCTTCTTGCCATAAGTGATTAAAGTTTTTTTACTTTTGAACCGGGCATCGATGCCGCTTTTCCTAAAACATCATTCCATCCTGGATTTTTAGATACCAGTTTATCACGCCACTCACCAACTTCACCAGGTTGGGGACAAGTAGATGGATCCGACCAATCTCGTTGCCAATCGGGATTGTCTTTGCACCATTGTGGCCAATCATGAACACTCATTACCACTTCTTTTTGTTCACCAGTCTGTTTGTTGACTATTGGATATGTTGCCATTGTTATGAATTCAAGATAAAAATATTTAGACCCATTCCAGTGCTTCTGCCACCGTGGGAAACTGTTCTGAAAAGATCTTCTTACACTCTTCTGCAATCTTCATATGTTCTGCTTGTGTTCCATTCGCACTTCTAAGTTGAATATAATGAATCCAACTGCGACAGGACCCGGACATATACAAACGAGTAGGAGTCGCCAGAGGAAGCACAAAACGAGCACACTCCTTTGCAATACCTTCATCAAGCATTTTTTGGTAAAGATCCATACCTTGCTTGAAATAATCTTGCATCAGCATCTGATACTTTTGAATCGTAAATGGATCAATGTCATCAATGCTATTTTGACGATTCTTTGTATCTTGACGACGAAGTTCTGGAAGAGGAATCGTGTCACCGAGTAGAGAAGAATCGGCATATCTTTGCGAAAATTCTTGATATGTGAAACTTCTGTGTCTCAGAATTTGTGCTGCCAGTCCTCTGGTAGTTTCAATTTCAAGAGTCATAAAACTCTGCTCAAATACGGACCAGTGATTGTGTTTGATACAATAACCCAACAACTTTGCATAGTTGGGATTTTCCTGGTTATTGGGGTTTGAGACACGGGCAACATATGCCATTGTCTTCTCCGCATCAGGGGTGACACTAATTAATTTTACACTCATTTTCCAAATCCTTTAGAATTTTCTTTTTCAATTTTTGCGACTTCTTCTTTTGCACTACGAAGAGCATTTTTCATCTCAATAATACGTTCTTCTGTATAAAGATGATCCTGCTTGATAAGTCTCTCAAGTAGTTTTATAAGTTCTTTTGCTTTCTTTGTTTTAGTCCGGGTATCCATCGTCGTCCTCAAAGATTTCATCATAATCGTGTATATTTCCCCCTATTTCTTTATAGTTCAGATAACTTTGAGTATCAGAGTACACTTCTGCTTTTAAAGAATCGACCAAGAGTTCCAAATTTCGGACGATAAGTTTTAATTTTTCTTTGTCCATAAGATAGGTCCTTACTAAGAGTATTTTAGCACAAAAAAAGAAGGGTATCAACCCTTCCTGTTGAATATAGGTTCTATGGATAAAATATCCTCAAACCAGTCTCTCAAGTGTATCCGATAACAAGACCAGTACCTGCACCCTCTATAAGTTAGTTGGTAGCAGGCGGGTGGTCTGTTATCTGCATCCATATCATCGTGATGATATGTGTAATCTTCCATTACTTCACCTTTGTTGGGCAGTGACCTGCGGCACAAAGTTGAGCGTTATGAAGTTTGGTTTCTTTGACTTGCTTTGCCTTAATGACAGAGAGCCAGTTAGATGAAACTACTTTCTTCATTTTGCAACCTCTACTTTCTCCTCATGCTTGCAACCACGATAGGTTTCAAGAACAGTGTGGGTTTCAACTTCTCTCTTAGCATGGGGATCATAAGATACACCACGATAAGAAGTATCGTTGCTGTAAAGATTAAGAAGGTTCATTGGGTTTCTCCTGAAATACTAGGGTGAAATTAATCTCCCGTTCCTTCAGTCGTGTGCGTCCTTGTTATCAAAGCATGTTGGGTCTGTATGTTCCATCCAATGGATGAGAATATCAGCTTTCTCAAAGGGAGTGAAAAGAGTTGTCTCTTCCAGTCCTTCTCTCAACCAATTAAAGTCTTCACATCGAAGATAATTCTCCACTGGGACATGACTAAAAAAGATGAGTGCCAATGATAACATAGGATGAACGCTCCGTTCCGCGACTTACTTGCGTCCCATTCGTTATTCGCAAATAGCAAATGGGATGAACGTACAGGTATTATATACCTTGTGCGATTATTTAGCAACCATGCTTTGTATAATGTGATACAATTTTTAAAAATCTTTACAGGTCAAATTTTTGCCGGGATTTTTTTTCGACTATTTTTGAAATCACTTCCGCTTTTTGTTTTGGGGTGCCTGATATCCCCACGTCTTCGGATTAGATTTACCATCAGTCCATTTCATTGCTCTAAAATCACGATACTTATCCCAATACTCGTCAAAGATATCAGACTGCAGACCTTGAACAATATCATATTTTTGCTCATTATTATCACCATAAGTTACAAGATAGGAATCTCTTGGCAGAGAACTATCATTCGCAAAAGATGGATCGCAATCTGCATGAATAATGTTAATACCTTTACCCATTAGGAACGTCCACCCCAAGTAATATCGGGATATGCTTCGGAAACAATTTCCTTTGTAATTTTGTATCGATCAGATAACTTTTTATCTTTTACAAGGCAAAGAATTTCTGCCTCAAGTGGATGAAGTCCTTCAAGAATATTAATAAACATTGTCTCACGACGAATACCACTCATTGCATCATTACCACCTTTAATAAAGTGATAAAAGTTTTTAAATTCTCTGCGAATCGTTGTGTGTCCATTTTTATCACTGGATCCAAGTGAAAATGAATCTGTTTCGTGCATTCTACGAACTTCTTCTGAAATTTTGGTCGTCAAAGTTCCACTATGAGATGCCTGATCCTCAAATCCAGAATAAGGGACTTCTCCCTCAGGAAGCACTGACTTCACACTTTCATCAAAGTTCCAAATAAGAATTGCCTTTAAAGAAATGTGTTCGTACTTTTTAAGAACCTCGATCTTTTTTGCATTACTTCTTTGTTTCGATACGAGATCAAAAACTTCAAAGGCAAATGGATTTTTTGGAAGTTCGAGTGATGTTGTTTTACTCGTCGTCTTCTTCTTCGTTGCTGTCGTAGTCATGATAGTTTTCAAAATTAAATGCGATTACTTCATCAGGAATTAGATTTCCTTGCTCGTCAAACATTTCGGGGTGAGGTCTTGGAACTTCCCGATAGTTCATCATGTATTCTCTAACAGTCCAACCAATCAGTGTTCCTAGTATTAAAAATAAGATAGTTAAAAATGAACCAAATACTAAACTAACTGCTAACATTTTTCTTACTCCAGGAAACTAC